AAATCATCAATTAAGTCTTGCATAGCAGTTAGTTTCATAGTTGTTTGTTTTAAATATTTTCAAGGATTCCCGCTATAATAAAGCAGGCTAAAATAATGATTCCGGCATTTAATAAGCTAATACTATCTTTTGCGTATTGCTTTTGCATTACTGCGTAATGCTCGTTTAATTTGTCTTCTTTGGTTTTTAGTCTGTTTGCCATTGTATAAGTTTTAAAATGTGCGTTGGTCAGTCGCACCCCTGCGGGGGATAGTAATTAATTAAAAAAATGAATGTGTTCTGTCTTAAATCCTAATTCTTTACAAAGTTCAAGTCCTTCAGTTGTTAGGCAATACATATAAAATGATTCGCCTTCGTGACAATTGTAAATTAATCCTTTTTTAACTAATGAACCTAAAATTCCTTTTTCACTTGCGTTGCTTACGCTTGTATATTCTGAAAGTCCGTCTTGCATTTGTAATGAACAAACTTCTTTTAAAGTAATTTGTTCTTTTTCTGTAATGTTTGTAATCGTTGTCATAATGTTGGTTTTATTGTTCCACAAATATAACACAGGTTTTATACAACTTCCTGACATTTTGCAAAGTTTTTTTTAAAAATTGTGATGAACGGTAAATAATAAGGATAAATGGTATATAGGTCATAAATGAACCGAATATCAATCATAATCGGGTCAAATGTTGTACTAAAGTGAAACTTTTATGATTGTTAAGCGAAGGCATAACGCCCTGAACCGCGTTTGATATTGTGGTTTTGCCACGCTAAAGCCAAAGCCATTACGGTATCGTCGTGGAATCCTGAAGGCGCTGAATACCTTACGCCGTGCGAAGTAAACTGATATTCAAAAACGTCCAATTCGTCCACAATAACCCCTTCCGGGAATCCGATTCGTCCCTGTTGAATCGCTGAAGCCAAACCTTCCATTAACTGTTGTTTGGATTGACTTGTAAACTTTAAACCTTCAATGTTTACCCCTTCGCGAAGCAAGTCTTCTAATATAGGGTCGCCAACCCCTGTTGAATCCACCACAATTGGCGCAGGCGGCAATCTTTTAATTGTTTCTTTGGTATTATGCCAATCCATTTGGAAGCGGTCAAAATACGCCACGTTGCCGTCTTTGTCCAATCCAATAATAACTGTATAATCCACAGACTTTGCAAGGTCAATGCCATAACAAACAATAGGTTGCGCTGAAATAGGTTTTACGCAACGTTTAATGAATGCGTTACCAAAAGGGTTTGCGCTATTCTCGGACGGGTTCGCCATATATTCCTGTTCAAATACAACTTCAGGTAATTGAATTCGTGCTTCGTCTATTTCGCGCGGGTTAATATGCGGGTTGTCGTACGTACTAAATTTAAAGCTTTGCCAATCGTTTTCGCCTTGTTTCATAAACAAGGAATAAAAAAAGTTTTTGCCACGTGGCGTTGAAAGGAATACCGCCTTCCCTTCGTAGTCGGTCAGCGTCGGGCGAATGCTATTATTCCAACCGTCTTCTAAATCTGAAATAAACGCGGCTTCGTCCACAATAACCAAATGAAACTTACGACCGCGTAAGTTGTCTAAACGTTCACCTGTAAAAAATTCAATTGACCCTTCGTTGGGACAATATATTTTAAGCTTTTTAATATTGCTTTTAAATGGAAGTACCTTTGACAATCGTTCAAAAAACACTTCAGCCAATCCGTATGTTGGCGTAATGTATGCAACCTGTCCGCCCTTTAATGCTTCTTTGATTATTAATATTTGCGACAATTCAGACTTCCCAAAACGACGTCCACACATAACGACAATAAAACGCTTGTCGGCGTTTAATATCTTTTCCTGATTCGCGTGCGGTGTTGGAAGTTCTATGCGCATTTATAGTTTTTCTATTTCTTGTTTTACTTCATCAAAATATTGTTCATATGTCATACCAAATTGTGGTTGAAATTCATTTTCTTCACAATATTTTAAAATTTCACTAACGCACATTATAGCATATTTCTTCGCTTCAAATTTATGAAACCCATATGTTTCAACATAAAAATCATTAAATAACTTTTCTGCTTTTTCTTTTGGTGTCATAGGTTTATTTTTATAAAGATACTACAAAATGGTTTTGCCGTCAACAAATACGACTTCAATCTTCGTGTCCTGTTGAACGTCAACCTGTTCTTTTGGTTTACCGTAAACACGTGACAATAAAGTGTCCATTGAATAAAGACTTCCATTATTCATTGACTTAACCATTGCTTTTGCAACTGTTAATTCAAGTACTGTCGCGTCCGGGTTCTTTGTAACCGCTTCCAACTCTTTAGGTGTCATTGACATAAGCGCCTGAATTGAATCGTTTATTTCGGCTAATTTGTACCCCTGTTCTTTTAATAGGCTGACATACTTACGCGGTCGCCCGTTCGGGTTTGCCGTTTCGCCTTTCTGAAGAACCTTTAATGTCCCCCCGTGTTTTTGTTTGACTTCCTTTGCCATTGTAATACCTTTGTTTTTAAAGATACCATTTTTAAGGACGCCAACGATATAAATACCTTATTTGGGTGTAAATGGTCAAACCTGTGCTTATTTTAAGATACTTGTCGTTCTTATTCACCCAACGACAAAAATTTACCTTCCCTGACCTTTGTACGCCTTTGGTCGTGGATTGTGTTTGTTATAACTTTTCTTCGCGTGTCCGCACTTTCTTTTTCCGAAATTAGTCTTTTGACTGTCGCCTTTAATCTTTGCCATTTAATGCCTTTTTATGCTTATCTTTTAAATATTCCAAATGCGTCTTTGTGTCCCCCATTACGACGTGACAATAACGGCAAAGCGCCATTAAATTTTCAATCCTGTCCTTTTCTTTAGTTCCCCCCATTCCCCTTGCTTCTATGTGGTGAATGTCAACCGCCTTGTTTCCGCATACTTCGCAGGGTATAAAATCTTCAATTCCGTACCCAAAGTAATCCAAATAAATTTTAGTATAATTTTTCATCAAATAGTACAAAGGTGAAAGCAACAAAAAGTAAGCCAATTGCAATTGAATTATGGAATTCGTTATTTTCGTCAACCGCTTCGCCTATATTTATGCCTAACAATATATTACGCGGCAATATGTGAAACGAAAACCTAAAGTTGCCATACTGAATAAAGTATTCCATTATTGGTTGTCAATTTGTTTTAGTTTTCTTTGCGCCCATTCAATACCTTCGTCGCCACCCCACGCCAACCACATTAACGCACCGCAGTCTTTTTTAGGGTCACCTTTTGAATTTTGTCTGTGCCTTTCAAAAGACGCCATTCGTGCGATTGTGTCACGTGTTATGTTTTCGCCACTTGCTAATTGGTTTGCACGCGCCCAACCAACAGGTGTACCGCAAGTTGAATTGTTTTCGTTTCTTATATTTAACGCCTTTTGCGCGTTTAGTATTGCCGCTTTTGGGTAATCGTTGTATGAATTGACCATTGAAACCCTAATTGCCGCCCACGCCCTTTGCGCGCTTTCTTCTGTATCATAAATACAAGCACCTGACCCAATTCTGTATTTCCCGTTTGAACATTTAATTACCGGCATTGCTAATTAGTTTATTATAAATAGCAAAACGGCGCTTGTTTACTTCGTGCAAGTTGAAGTTCTTATTGCAATAGTCGTACAACGCATTTCCGTAGCTTTTACGGGCGTCTGCGTCTTTGGTTAACAACTTAATCCAATAATACCAATCTTTTTGGCTATTGACGTGACAAGCGGGATAAAACCCCCTGTACGGGTGAACGTTGCTAACAATTGCCGGGTTCTTCTTTGCTGCGGTTTCAAGTACCTTCAAATTAGACTTCATTGAATTAAATTTAGTATCTAATAAAGGGATAAGTGAAATATCTGAATCGCAATAAGCCGCCATATATGAAGTAACTTCGTTGTAATTGTATATTTTAGGGTTAAGTTTCAACCCGTTAGTAAATGCCGCAATCATTCCGTCCCAAATTGGCTTTTCGCCTTCATTATATCCTGCAATTACAGTTTTAACCGGGAAATTTATTCGCTTCATTGGGTTACGTAGTATTTCCATATCCTTACCGTGCGTTCCCGAACCTGACCAAAACAAACGAACAATGTCTGATTCTGTTTTAAAATCTTTAAATTGTTCTTCACCGTATGGAATCGCATTTGGTAATATTTCAACATTCTGATTGTATTGGTAAACTTCTTCAGCCAATCGTTCGTGCGTAACTGTGCAAAGGTCAGCAATCTGAATCCAATTTATAATCTGTTGCGGGACGTTATTTAGAACATATCGTTCGTAAAGTATATGCGAAGGGTCTAAATGCCAATAATCGTCGTTGTCAACTATTAATTTAAAACCGTACTTTTTTCGCCATTCAGACATTTGTTCGGGCGTTATGTTTGCCAACATACGATTCATAACCACAATATCATAATTACCTTCAAAAGTTTCTTCGCTTACTGTGTCGGTCATTAAACAATAATCCTTCTTCATATTTACCAACGGCATCATAATTCTATGATAACCAACCCCACTTGTTTTGCTCGTAATTGCTAAAATTCGCATTTAATCTTTTTTTCTTTATGATAAATTGGTTGGTATTTTTCCCAAACCGCCTGTGCGCGCATTAAACTTTCGTCCTTCATTCTTCTGTATTCTGTCCCGTTGCCAACGTCGTGACCTATATGTTCAGAACGTAATTCCGGTAAATAGTAATTAGTAAACCCGGCAATGGTTGCGCGTTCGCCGTAATCCCTGTCCTGCATTCCGTACGGGTCGTATTCTTTGTTATAACCGCCAATTGTGTCAATTAATTCCCTTGTAAGGAAGTTATTTCCAAAAGGTGTATGCGTTTTATGTATTCCGTCAACCAATGGCGGCAATTCTTCAACGCAATGTATGCCAATAATGCCTGTTTTTGATACACGTTTTGAAAACATAACCCAATTTTTAAGCCAATTGTCAGGAAGTAGTATATCGTTTGCCAATATACAAACGCCGTCGTATTCCTGTGTAATGGCTAAACCTAAATTAACACCTGCGGCAATCCCCCTTTTATGTAGTGACCAACTTGCAAAATGCCAATTATAATATGATTGTATTTCAGAAAACTGTTCGTCGTCGCTTCCGTTGTCAATAAGATAACAATGCGCGTCGTGACCGCTATTGTAAAAATTCCTGTCAATGACCTGTTTCGTCAGGTCTGCCCTATTTTGGGTTAATAATATTACGGCTATATTCATTTATTCCAATTTTACGTGCGGGAACACCTGCATATTTTGAAAATTCTTCTGTTGCACCTTTTATAAATGCACTTGCGCCAACCATACAACCGCGTTCAATAGTTGTAAATTGATGAAGTACGGCATTTAATCCAATGTTTGAATATTCTTTTACAATTGAATGCCCGCCAATTTTTGCGCCGCAACTTATCGTCACATTATCCTGAATTAAACAATCGTGTCCAATATGCGCGTGTTTCATTACAAAACAATTATTCCCTATAAATGTAATATCTTTTGTCCCTGCGTCAATGGTAACCAATCCTGTAATAATATTGTTATTGCCAATATAAACTTTGCCTTTTTCTTCGTCCCAATGCTTTTTGTGTTCAGCCGGGTCGCCTATAATACAATAAGCGCCAATGTAATTATTGTCGCCTAAAATAACGTTGTCGCCAATTATGGCGGTTGGGTGTATAAAATTAGCCATTATTTTTTTGGTTTACGTCCGCGTTTCTTTGGTTGTTGGTTTAAAACTATTTCAACAGGTGTTTCATAAAAATAATTACCTTCTTCAATGTTTTCTGTTGGTAAACTTTTTGGTTGTTGCTCATACCATTTGTACAAACGCATAATCATTTCGTACTTACAAGCGCCACACCAAACAGACAATAAAAAATTAGGGTCTAAATACAATCTGTAAATATGTTCGTACATTTGAAGTTCTGACAATTCAAGGTTTCTGATAAAACCGTTCTTTGCAGTTTCATAATTACCAATATTGGCTTCTAACCAATTACGGTGTTCTTCTTTTATTTCCATAAATTCCAAATTAATTTTGATAAGATAGGCGCTAAAAATCCGGCAATAAACATTGTTGAAGTAATGTTTTGGATTAATTCAGGTGCGAAATAGTGTATTGGTGCAAGCCACGCAGCCAAGCAACTTCCGCAATTAAATGGCTTGAAATTTGCCTTCCATTTAAAGGGAAGGTTATGTATATCGTTAATAAATAGTGATGCACAGACGGCGGTTATAATTGATAAAATCATTTGCGTATGTTTGTTTTCATTAATTTTTTGGTTTTATTTATAGTCCTTACGATTGACATATATGGAATGCCGGTTTTACGACTTAATTCTTTAGCGTTCTTCTTAAAGTCAATCGCATAAAGCTTCAATATTTCCTTATTGTACCAATGTAAATCCTCTAAATTCCTTTCAAGTTTTTCAAACAATTCTGTCGGTTCTTCATTTAATCGTGTCAATTCCCTGTTTACTTCATTGCCTACAAACTCCGTGTAATTCCTATAATTTTTAAAAAATGTACTTCTGTCGCTTTTAATCATATTTAACATAGTTCGCACAATGTAAAATTTCAATTCGTTTCGTTCGTACATTCCAACCAACTTTGATTCGTCCATTTCACAAAGAACCAAAAAAACTTCAGCTTTCAAATCGTACTGCAATTCTTCAGGTTGCATTTTCCCAAAGGCGTCGTTTACTTCCTTTGAATCCCAATATTCCGCTAAAATTTCATTTTTGACCATTCAATTAAAGTTGGTTTATTATCCACTTCAGTACAAATATAAACAATTCCACCACATTCGTAAATATCTTTTAACCTTTCTTTTTGTTCAACGCTTAAACGGTCGCCAATCTTTTTAACTTCAACCGCTACATAAACGCCGTTTTCTGTGTACCCTTGTAAGTCCGCCCAACCTTTTTGAATCGTACCTTTACGTTTACCAAATGGAATATTATTTACCCTGTTCAACCTGTACCCGATACATTCAAGGTTTGTTTTTGCCCATTTTGTCAAGTCGTTTGCCGATATGTCCATACTTTTTCGTAAAATTCTTTTTTTAATTCAAGTCTGTTTTCCTTTGTCTTTACTTCAGGATAATTTGCGTAAAAGTCGGTAAAATTATCGGTATAACAATATTTTATTGTTCCGTAATGAGAATATTTAATTTGATAAGTTTTCAAAATATTTAACTAAAGCTAATTTTTTACATTGTGTTTCAATAAAATCTTCATTTTTTATGTTTTTGCTGAATTGTTTTGCGTCCAAAGGGTGCATTTTATTTAGCCTTTGCAAATTGTCTTCGCGCACTACCTTAATCGTGTACAAAATTTCTTCAGGTGTAAAGTTTAACTTCTTCTGTTTCAATAAGATAGCAAATACTTTATCCGCGTTGAATACCTTGTTAAAGTCCTCACGTTTACCATTTAACCATTCATTCTTTGTAAACTCAACAATTTGGTCGTCTGTCAATTGCGGAACGGGCGGTTCAGGCGGCGGCGGAATATTTTTACGAACTTCGTTTGCTTTGGCTTTATAGGCATTCATTATTTGGGATATGTATTTAGGTGAAAACTTTTCAAAATGGTCTGTATTGCAATCAAAACGACCCTGTACCGCCATTTTAAACGCAATCCTGAATTCGTTTATTGTAAAATGCGGGTAAGTTGTACGAATATAGTCTTCAATAATATCCAATTCCATTTTGTCCGGTAACCTTGTTAAACCAATCAAAGTGAAAATATAAGCCAACGTACTTTTTAAATTATGAACGTCAACAACTGCTAATTTTTCGCCCTTAAAAGCTTCAACAATTGGTAAATCTTCTTTAGCTATTAACCCAATCGGATAGTCCTTCCATTCTTTTGCGACTTGCGGCGGTTGGGTCAGTATTTTTTGTATTTCCATATTTTATTCGGTTTTGTAACCACGTGTTAACGCGGCGTTTTACGTCAAAAAACTTTTCTGATTCATAACGCAATTTACCACTTTTTGATTGTTCACACCAATAAGCAATAAATTCTTCGTAAGATTCTGACAAAGTATTTTTAAACGGTTCAATTAAAATTAAAAAATTTGTTTGTGGGTCAACCATAGGTTGAACAGTAATAATATTATTTACTTTACTTTCATTTACTTTACTTTTCTTTTCTTTATGGTCGTTACGAACACTTTTGTAATGCGTTACATTTTCCGCAATGTCTTGATTTTCACGCCATTGTGAAATTCTTTTAAGGTTTTTTTCTTTTTTTATCTTGTACTTTTCACTAAAGTTTAGCAATTGTTTGTTAAAAGTTTCACCATTGTTTGAAGATATTATGTCAATACTTTCCATAAAGTTCCAACATTTTTCAAGCTTTTTGCCAACCTTTAATTGCATTTTTAAAACTTCTGTATTTACAGGTTTTTCCTGTTTTGCCAATTTTTCAAGTATCGTATAAAATAACCCCAAACCTTCATATCCGTATTTCATAAAAAGCAAAGCAACCTTTTCATCTTCAAACGCATTGCTATCGTGTAAAAAATATTTCATATAAAAAAAGGGTCGCGGGACGCCGGGAAATGGTACTTCCCGAAAATCCTTTGACCCAATATATTCGTAATTGCGTTGTACCATAACGCGTTTATTTATTTCCTGTCTGCAAATATAATGCTTTTTTCAATTCTTTTTTCAAGGAATGCAATTTTATTTCTGAACCAATCTGCGGTGTCAATTAAATCCTTTGCCGAATTGATATTGTACATAACTGTCGTATGGTCGCCAACACCAATATATTGCCTTATTTCGCTTAATGACAAAGTTGTGTATTTTCTAATTAAATACGCAGCTGCCTTCCTTGCGTCAACAATATTTTTAGTTCGGCTTTTTACTGACATATTAACGTCAAATATTTCTTCAACAATCAAAGATATTTTCTTTGCTTCATTTGACAATTCAGAATCAATAATAATTTCGTCCTTTTTTATTAAATTGTTTGCTTTCATTATATTGTGCAACAGTCTTAAACTTTGTCTGTGCGACTTATAAAAGTCTAAAATTTCGCTTTGTAATGTTTGCATAATCTAAAATTCTAAATCGTCATTATAAGGTTTGAATCCGGTTGCTTCGTTATTTACAGGCTTATTTTGCGCATCTGTCGGCGCAACGTAAGTATCTTCATAAATTTTGAAGTCCGGGTGTTTTGCCTCTGTTTTGTACGAATTAACCCACATATTGTAACGTTTACCGTTAATTGCGAAATTAATTACTTCTTTTCCGTCTTTTGTAGTCTTTTTCCAAGCACCCCAATTTTCTTTTTTTACTTCTGACATTATGTTTAATTTGTGGAATCTTCTGATTCCGGTTTAAAAAATACGGCTTTAAAATTACATTCTTTTTCCCACTTATTTAAGAATTTTCTTAATTCTTCGTAAGCTTCAGGTGAATACCAACAATAATGGTAAACTTCAGCTAATAACATTTGACGTTCCATTGGAAGCAATTTTTGCATTCCGTTTTCAAGGTCTTGATATGTTTCTTGTTTCATATTATAGGTTTATTTTGGCTTTTTCCCAACTTAAAATTGAACGAATGGCATCTATTTGGTGAACTGAAGAAGCGTTTATTCTGTCAAATGCGTTTTTTAAACGTGACCATTCACGCGCCTTGCTTTTAACCCACATATTTACAGTTGACGTTGCTAATTTGCCTTCCATAATTTCGTGTATTTTTTCGCCAATTTCCAAATCAATAACGCATTCAATTTTATATTCTGCGGCGGTTCTGTATTCACCTGATTGTGTCATTGCAACGTTTAGCGTGTCCAATCTTTTTATCAATGCGTCGTGATAATCCGCCGAATCATTTTTAGGTAATGGCTTCTGTAAAAAATCCAACATTTTTTCCGCCTTATTCGTTAATTCTTCAATGGTATATTCGCGCATTATTTACTAATTTGATTATTTTGTAATACTTTCAAAGCTTTATTGTAATCGTCTTCTTTTGTAAACGATTCAATTTTTATTGCCATTTTATTCTTTTTGTCTTCTGTGAATGGCGTATTCTCTAATAATGTTTGCAAATATAAACGCTTATCGTCACCAACTTCGTCTTTGTGTTCGTTGGTTGCGTCTGCGTCTTTTGTATCGTCAATCGCAAACAATCCATTTAATGCATATTTACGGGCGTATGAAGAAGCTGACCCGGTTATTTGTGCGGCGTCCATTCCTTTCTTTACTTCTTCTTCACGTGCATAACCTGAAGTACGAACAATTACTTCGTTTTGCTCATTTACTAACGCAGCAACCGCCTTTACATAAAATCGGTCGTCGTAATGTTCAATCGCGTCTGAAATAACTAAATAATAACCGTACTTCGCAATAATAGGTTTAACGGCTTCAATAATGTCTTCGGCGCTTCTGTACCTGTAATTGCCGAACTTATTTACTTGACCCTTTGGCGCTTTTAATTCTGCCTGAATTTTTACAATACTCATATAGGTTTTTTTTGGTTTTAAAATTCGTATTCTTCAAATTTTTCTGTCCAATCTGACATTGGGACAAATGGTTGTTTTGGAAAATTGTTTTTTGGTTGCTCCAATAGTTGTGGGTAATGTTTCTTTTTAAAGTTCTTCAAATTTTCTTTTGCTGAATTTAACATTTCCATACGTTTGCGCGCATCTGTCGCGTTGCTAATATCAAACAACCATTGGAAATAACGTACGTTTTCCTGAAGTTTAAAAAGCTTTAATTCTAAATTCATTGTACTTGGTGTTTAATAAATACGTCTTCAATATGTTCTAAAGCTGAATGCGCAAGTTCTTCAATTCGTTCAATATTGTTTTCTTTTACATAATGTAAAATAAGATTCAAAGAACCGCGACTGAATCCCAATGCACCTGCATAGTCTGCGGCGCGGCTTAATGGCTTATGCATTAATTCACCGATTGTTGTTTGTGTTTCTGTATTCATTTGGTTTGTTTAGACAACAAATATACAGGTTTTACACAATGTAAACAAAGTTATTTAGTGACGAACGGTAAAATAAATTGATGAATGGTAAAATTAACCCAAATTTTTGTGGAAATACAACATTTCGTCCCCGCCGTATGCGTATTCGGGGAAATAAAACTTAAATCCGCAGGCAATTAAATTGTTTGCTGACGGGTAATTGTCCTTTGTAGTGTATGTAATTGCAATATAGCAGCTTTCTTTAGCCGCTTTTAATCTTATTTTAATAAGCTTCTTTTGTATTCCTAAACCCCTAAACCTTTTGTCAACCCACGCGCGGTTGAATATGCAAATTCCCTGCGTATAAATAGAACCGCAGTAAGCAACAATTGTTTTCTTTTTATCTAATATAACCCACCAATCCCGATTCTGTTTAAACTCGTTACCGCAACCCTTGAAATTTGGGTTGGTACGGTCTAATTCCTGAAGCTGAATATAAGCGTCAAAGTTTAGAATTTTGCCTTTGCTATATATTTTTAAAAGTTTCATTATAATCCTTTTAATTCCGCTTCGTCAGGACGTTCTATTTCCTTAAATTCAACCCTATTCCCGCCGCGAATCTTTGCTAAATTTTGGCGAATATCATTTTCAATATTATATAATTCCTGAAGCTTTTTTGTAAAAAATTCTTCCTGTTGGGACAATGTCCACTTATTGAACCCCTTTGGCATTCGCATCTTTTTTTAGTTTTATAAGTTTCTTCAAATAAATTGATAAGTCCAATGCTTCTTCGTAAGCGTGTTGCAACCAATCAATTTCCGTTAGGTCTGTTCTGTCCATTGTTGTACCGTATTCCTTAATTCCTTTGTCTTCACGTGCCAACAAATCGTCAATAATAGTATATAGAATTTTGCTCATTTATTTATCTGTTTTAGAATGAAATTTATTACAAACTTTACATTTGTATTGAATACGGGTTAAACCTGAAGCGGTGACAACTGTATTATTTTTTATAAGGTCTTCAGAACCTGCGCCACATTCCGGGCAACTCCCCCTATCTTCGCCAAATACAACGCCGTAATGCGTCTTTGGTGCAATATGATTGCCTAATAACTTGTAAACTTCTTCTAATAATGAAACGTCTTTTTTACAGTACTTAATCATTTTTTCCATTGCAACCTTATCTTTGTTCAATAGAATATCCTTCCAAAGATTAAATTCTGTTTTAATTTTGCCGCCTAAACCTAAAAATTCAGCAATGTAATTCAACCTGTTTGATTGAAAACGGAATTTAGAACGCGCAACCTTTAGCGTATCAATTGTTTGATAATTTGGGAACATATCAATACCGTGAAATAAACAACGGGTTCTAATCCAAGCCAAATCAAATTTGTCGCCATTGTGACCAACCAATTCGTTAGCAGTATTTGCCACCTTAACAAACTGTTCCAACATTCTTTTGTCATTCTGTTTTGCGTCCCATTGTAAAGCATAAACTTCTTTTTCGTCTTCCCATTTATAACAAATGCAAATAATTGCACGTTCCCGAATAATATTATCTGTTGTAATGTTCTTTTTATACCCGGCTTCCCAAAATAATCCTATGTTTGGCGAAGTTTCAATATCAAAGAATAGTCTGCGGCGTTTTGTTTTTAGGTTTGTTTTTGTCATATTAGGTTTAAATTAGAACGAATCCGTTTTTGTCAACTTTGTTTTGGGCGTGCAACAATTGAAGTTCTTTTATTGACTTCCCAAATGTTTTTTGGAAATGTGGCATATCAATAAACTTCCAATCCCCACCCCATTCGTAACCGTATCGTTTAAAAATATTTACAACTTCAATCCAATCCGCTTTGCCGTCTTTGTCAAAATCTGTTTTTGTGTCCCAACTCGCAGTTTCAAAAGTCCCGTTTTTATCTTTGTCAACCAATAAAACAATGTCAATTGCTAAACCGTAATTATGATACGATTGACCGCCCTTCGCATTTGTAACCTTTGCGCCAGGCTTTGAACGTCCTTGCGCATATAACGCGTCCTGTTCTGCGAATGTTCTTAAAGTGTAAGCAAAACGACAGGCTGCAAACCCTGTTAAAGCTGCAACAATATCGTCGTACATTTCCAAAGCTTCATCCCTTAATTTCGGGTGCAATAGCTTAATTCGTTCAAGTGTTTTTTCGTCCTTCATTTTCTTCGCTAAAAAAGTTTGATAAAAATTTTGCCACAAACGTCGTTACCAATGTAATATATGCAAATAATTTATAATCCGACATAAAAGAATAAGCCGAAATTGCCAAAGACGCAGCGCTTAAAGCGTCCGCGAATTTCCTAATATTTTTAGGCGTAGGCTTCCAATATTGTTTCCAACCAAATGCCATATTAAAATTTTAAATAATACCCTAACGAATATCCGTTTGTTGTCGCGTTTGCCGTTACAATCCCTTTTTTAGCCGTTTTAAATGCGCCGCCAATGCCAACACCCAATTGTCTGTTTGACTGTCTTAAATCAAACATAAAGCCGAAATAAAGCGCACTTCTGTCTTTTGGTTGTATCGTCTTTGTAACGAAAATTGTCTTTTCGCTTATTTTAGCCGTAAAACCCCTGCCAACAATCTTATTTTGGCTTATTGTGTCCTGAACATATACGTAATTATTCGTATCTATCCGTAAACTATCCGAATACGCTTTTACTTCAAAATAACGCTTCAGTATTTCAGCCGTGTCAACCTTTTGCGCCTCAACCCTGAATGTGTCAATTACCTTGTATGGTATTGAATCACCTTTATACCATTTTTTAATTACAGTATCTTTATAAAGCGTGTCCGTTACAATCGTAATACTTGCGCCTTTGTACTGCGGTTGCGTTGTTAAAAATAAAACGATAATCGCCAATAAAACAATTATCAAAATATTTTTAGTCATTCTTTACTTTTTTTGTGGCATTGTAATAATAGCGAATCGCCATAATACCGGAAACAATAGCGACCAAACCCGCTATTAACGTGACAATAGGTTGAATTGTTGTAACGCTTACAATAGCACCAATTGTGCTAACTAATACCCCAAAATCCGCTTGGTCGCTATGTTGTGCCATATTTTAAAGTTCTTCTTCTGTTATAAATTCAACGCCTGTTAACCAATCCTTTAGAAAAATAAATTCTTCTAAACCTGCGGGATTAACAACTTTTATTGGTTCGTATGTAAATTCTTTTTCGCCTAATTCTTTAACTTGTTTCATTACCTTTTTCAATCCATCTTTGCTGAACTTGTAACCTCCTTTTTCTTCTTTTAAAATTACCCCTTTGTCGTCTGTTGAAGCGTTATCAATTCTTATTTCCTCAACCTGTTCGTTATATTCAATAACGTATTTTTCAAGTTTTTTGGCAATTTTTCCAAGCTTTTGCGAAACTTTTGTGTCCTGTCCTTTTACCTGTTGGTTGACAGTTTCATTGTTTAGGTTGTTTACTAATTCCAATAATTGTTTGTAAGTCATAAAGTTTTATTTTAAGATAAATAATATTAGTAAAATTAATACTTTTATCAATGCCGAAGCATATTCAGGCTTTATTTTTATAAATTCTGCAACCTTGCGAATAAATAAATCCGTTTGCGCCGTTTGACCAACATAAAATGCCGGTCTTTTTAGGACGATAACATTGCAAAGAATATCAAAGCCAAACCAAAATGCAGTAGCAAAGAATAGCATTGAAAAGAAACCATAAAGTGACCAAACCAAAACATAAACTGATAAATGGTTTATTCCCTTCCAAATATGCCATTTTTTATTGTGTTCGTAAGCATTATGCGAATCTGTTGCATAAAGGTCGCGTTCTTTAAATTGGTGTTTTTGGTATAAAACCCAACTAATTAAGTGAACTAAAAATACTATGCTTAAAAATATTGTCATTATTTTGAATCAATTTTATTATTTAATTCTTTTATCGCTTCAACTAATAATGCTGCCCAAGAAGACGCCCAATTTTCAATTGACTTTAAATTTTTAACTTCATTTCCTGTAATTTCATCTTTATAAGTCAATGCAGTTTGAATTACAAATTCATCTAAAATACCTTCTAATTCTTGCGCAATAAAACCATATCTTAATTTACCTTCTTCTTCATCTTTTAAATGAAACTTTTTACCTGTAATTGATAAAACTTTATTTAAAGCGCTTTCAATTGGTTGTATACTATCTTTCATTCTTAAATCCGAAAGTGTATCTAATCTTACACCACCTGCATAAACTGCGCCGCCTTCGTTATTTAAATATAACGTCCTATAACTATTGCCTTGCCAAATAGCTTGTATTCTTGCATAGTTTGAACTTGTATTAAATCCAATTAATAATTGTTTATTTGTATCTGTCGTATTAGTTAATACTAAAAAATCTGTATCTAATCCTCTAACTGTTAAACCACCACCTGACAACCCCATAATTTGAACAAAATTTAATGCTGCGCCAGCTCCTGAACTATTAACAGGTGCAGTATACCAATTATGAGAACCTAAACTTTGACTATATAAAGAAGCTGCGCCGTTTGTTATATATTTATCGCCGCCGCCTGATTCACCATAATAAAAATTAGAAGAAGCGTAAAAAACGTGTGTTGTACCTGAAGTATAACCCGCAATAGAAACGTTTCGTATTTGTAAAGGTGTCAATGTATTCCAATTGCTTGGTGTAACGCCTATCCCTACGTTACCACCACTTGATATATATAATCTTGTAACGTCGTCGGCTAAAGTTGAAATATTAAATGCAGTTGAAGTTGCAGAAGTACCCCACCCAATAGTTGGTGCGGCATTTGATGGAATATACCAAGTAGAAGATACCCCATCATTGTTTCCTCTTGGTCCTAATCTTGTTGTATAATATTGCGCTCCATTTGTGTCAGTATTATTTATTTGAATACCACCAAATGAATTTTCATATAATTTACTAAATGTAATTAAACCGCTTGTACCAACTTTTGTAATATATCCTGTTGTTAATGAAGATAATGTAAATGCTCCGCTAAACGTCGCAGTTGTACCACTTAAATCGCCCGCCAAAGTAATTGCACCTGTTGAACGCGTAATTGTTAAAGGTGTATCAATTAATGCACCTGCGTCTGAATAACGTCTAATAAAAAAGTTAGCACCTGCATTTGAACCTGATTCTGTGCCTGAAACTTCTAAATTTATTCTATTGCTATTGTCTGAACGGAACGAAATACTTTTTGCAACAGAAACGTTTGCGTCTAAATTTGCAATCAAAGCATTTGCGCCGCCGTCAATATGTAGCTTTGTTGTTGGGTTTGCAATACCAATACCAAATTCGCCTGTTTGTAAAACTGAAACTAATTCGCTTGTATTTGCTTCACTATAAATCCTAAATCTATGGTCTGACTGAACATTACCAACTGACCATTTATTAGTTCCTGCGCTTGCAAAACCAATAAATGCATTGTTTGTTGAAGTACCGTTTACGCGTGTAATAATACCTGACCCAAAAGTATCAATTGCAGTTGTTGGCGCGTTTGTACCAATACCCAATCTGTTGTTGGTATCGTCCCAAAAGAAGTTTGCATTATCCTGTAATAAAGCGCCTGAAGCGCCAATAAAACCAACTGAACCTGTTGTTAAAGCGGTTGTAATTGTAAGCGTTGCAACTGAACCAACTAAACTAATTGTACCGTCAAATCCGTTTGCGTCACTAAATACCAATGAATTAATAATGTTAGGCGACAATTCAACGTAAGAAGTTAACCCCGTGTCCCAACGATATAAAACGTTTGTATCTAAAGCAATGTAAATAGTGTCAGCAACACCAACCAAAGGAAACGAAGCAAGGTTTGCGTATTCCTCAACAGTACCCGTAAATAAAGACGCCATTTGTGAAAGCGTAATTTTTTTACTTATTCCTGTTGTCGGGTCGCCTATAATTGTCAAATCTGACAACGCCGGCGTAAGTTCTGTCGCTAATTGGTTTATTTTCTTTGATTCCATTAATAAGTATAATTTGAAGGTACTTCGCACCTGTTGTTAATAAATGGTACTGTTAAAATCGCATCTAATTTAACGCCCGCTAACAAATCCGGGTCGCTTTCTGTATAGAATGTCACAGGCAAATTTTGGTTCAATGTCCAAGTAACCTTTTGATAATCCATTGGAAACCTTAATTGCGCAACAACGTCACCGGCAACCTGTGTCATATCTGATAATACTTCAGTTTCGTTTGTTTCTTCCATTAACATTCTGTCCATAAAATAAAGACTGAACGAATAACTAATTTCCTTTGCAGCAACATTCGCACCGGTTAAAGTGAAAAACATTGCAGGATAAGTTACCTCACCATTACTTAAACGTTCCCAAACGTCACCAAAATAAACAAAATTAATTTGTTCGTGTGCGTTTCCTATCGTTGTCAGTTCTTTGACTATTTGGTTTAATGTCATTCTTTTTTTCTTTTGCCAAATAAACTTTAAGCTTATTTTGGTTTTTAATGTTTACTTGTTTACTCATATTTTAGCAACAACCTATATTACCCTGATACCTTTCTTCAAAAGACTTTTTACTTTTCCCGTCCCAACCGTCACCGCAACAACCATTGTCGCCTAACCACATTGAAACCGTGTAACCTTCGTTGTCAGGTTTGATTGAATCAATGCCTGAACCAAAGTTTAAGTAATTTGGATATGAAGCGTTGTTTTGTTTTAAGTATTTAATAAGTCTTTGTTTGTAGAATTCAGCGCGCGCGCGGTATCTATTCGCTACGTCAATCATATCCTGCATTGAAGGGGATTCCTGATTCTCACCTGTTTTTCTTATTAATCCTTTATTGTAAAACTGATATGATAAACCTTGCGGTAATTCAGACATAACATAATAAATCAAACAATCCACAATGTAATCGTCCAATAATGTCGTCTGTAATGCAGTAAATGAATTTGCTTCAACTGCGTCCTGTAATTCGTTGTAAAGCGCTGAACCTAAAGCCGGCAAAATATACATATCCTGCGCGGTTTTAATTTCAGGCAAAACCAATTTTTCGTCCACGTTCGCGTGTAAGCCGGTTCTGTCTTTTATTGACTGTACTGATATAAATAACGTGTTTTTGCTCATTTTATTTTCGTGTTACTATGTTTGAAACCCATTGGTGTCGGCAACTTGGTTCGTGTTTGTCAGTTCCCGGTACGGTGTACCAACCGCCTGCCCTATCCCAAACAGAATATCCAAGTCGTGCGCTTATTTGTTCAATTTCAGAACGTGAATACATTTTATTTGCATCTAATAAAGCAACACAAAAAGGGCGGCTTGTCTTTTTGTCCGTATTATTGAAGCCTTGCTTCCATTCGTAAGAATAACGAATTAATAATTCTTTTGTTGTCGGCTGAACCTTAACCAATATTTCATTCAATGGCTGCGTAAGCGTATGTTCAACAATTATGTTTTCGTCAATACCTTCGCCAATTGCGTATTCATTAACCTGAACATAACCGTTTTCAACCAATGTTTTAATCACTAAATTGATTGTGTCAACGTTTTGGTCAAGTGTTGTCGCCAATACTTCAGGCGTTATTCTTTTGTCCTTTGCCATTAAATCCAATACGTTTGCCTGTAATTGACTTACGTCTGCAAACATTTGGTATTCTGAATCGTCGTTAAAGCGTGTTTTTTGCTTCCAAACATTAAAGCCGTCCTTTGCTTCGCCAAACTCATAAAAGGCGCTGAAATCGTCCTTAAACTGCGCAGCCTGTACAACCGGAACTGTATCTTCAACCGGTTCGTATTTAGACATATCAATTCCCGCCTTTTCAAGTAACCATTCTTTAGGCGCAATTTCCTTCAATAAGTTTTCTGTGAATTCAAAACCAATTGGTTCTGTTGGTATAATAGTCAATTCAGGGTTTTGTACGCCTCTAAATTTAGCCAACATATTAAACACCCCTTCAAGGTGCATTTGCTTACTATTTACGTAAGTATTTTTAAATATTTCGTAACCGTCGCGCATTTCAGAACGTGAACCTAATTTACCGGCTTCAGCAATCCCGAAAATTGACGGCGTTGTAATTTGGTGACCGCTAAATATATTTGTTTGAATCAATGAATCAACACGATTAAAGTCTTCTTTTGTAATATCTGAAGCGCCTAAATCGTCAATAATTGGTTTACGTGCGCTATCGTTAACGAAAGCCAAAATAAACTTTTTACCGTCTGAACCGCTAAATCTATTTGAAAAACGCTTTTCAATATTGCGCTTTTCTTCGTCTGAAGGTTCGCCGTTAGGTAATGTAATTAATTTAGACGCTGAAAACCCTGTTTGCGCATTTCCCAAAACGTGCTTGCTAATTTCAATATCTGATTCAATATAATTTAGCGCACCAAAGTAGCCGGGCAGGCTATAAATACCCATATTAGGGCGGTATTCCTTAACATATAGAATTTGCTTACCAACAGGGTTTGCAGGGTTAAATGCAGTATAAACAGTTTGTTTTTCGTTTCTGTCACCCCAATTTTCTTTGTACCAAAACTGCGTATTGTCTTTATTTGTACGAATTTTCGTATAATCCAAATGCCATATTTCAGCCAATTGTTTTGTAACTGACCAAATAATTTCCAAATAATACCCACCAAACAATTCAGCGTCCAAACTCACCTTCCTTGTAATTTCGTCCAAAGATTCCATTCGGTTAACCTTCTGAATAAAGCTTTCAGCTTCAGGACTTCCCTTCCAACCGTTTGCGGTTATATAATGCACCTTGCTTTTAACAATGGCGTTATGTTTAGCCGACTTATTGAATAAGTCAACCAAATAATTAGGGTAATCGTTGCGGTCGCCGTACTGAATATATCCTTCACCCTTCTTTTCTTTAAATTCAGGCTGACGTGCTTCTGCAAATGTTAGTACTCGTAAATCCATTATTGTCTGATTGTGTAAGTGTCTGTTGTTTGATATTCCGTAAATTCAAAAGGCGTTCCAACCAATTCCATTATCCCCGATTCAACCATATTTAAGCCGGTCGGGTTTGTGTTGGTTGTACTTGTTTGCTCGTAAATTTCATAATCATATTGACCGTTTAACGCAGTTCCAAAGTACGTGTTCGTCACAATGCTAAATTCATTGTAACGGTCTTTGTATTGGCTTATATCCGTAGCGTTTAACTTAACAAACTTTACTTCTGTATTCGCGCTTCTATTCGTGAAAACAAATAAGTAATTTGGGTTTGTCAATAACTGTTTTTCAGTTAGTGTTAAAATTATGCTTTGGGTTGCGCCCTTCGTTAACCTAATCATATACGTATATATAGCAGGAAATGCAATTTGTTGCATATTATAGACAAATAAGGCGAATCTGTTTAAAATACGCCGCATTTTGTGCAATTTGATGCATATTTTATTTAAAAAATTTATACCCGAAAAGATATAAAAGTAAAGTATTAGCTTTATTTATACGCGAAAAGGTATAATTATAGCTTTACTTTTGTCACGTATTTATATAAAAATGGTGACATAAAAAACCGCCGAACGAATTAACGAACGGCGGCAAACCTATAAACCTATTGAAAAACAAACCTATCCTGCGGTTGTTAAGGCGTCTGCAACAACTGAAGAAACGCTTGGTGCTAACGCAGGTTCTGAACCTGTGAAAGTTAAAGTGAATCCGCTTCTGTCACCTTGCGCAGTACCTGTTGAAGCTGCATTTGCAGTCAAATCAATACCGCGTGTTTTTCCTAAATACCAATAGATTCCGTTGCTATCTTTTACAACTGCAACTAAAGAATTTTGCGCTAACAACAACAATTCGTTGCGTGTGTTAGTCTGCATTTTGTTAAGGACAATCTGAAGTTCTTGACCGTAGAAAACAGTTCCGTTTGCAACAGAAGCGTTTAATGTTTGGTTGAACATTGAAGTATCTTTTACTAATTCGTATTTCCAAAAACGTTTGCCTGTCGCTTTAGTCAAAGCGGTAATTACACCACTTGCTTCAGTTGTAGAACTTACGTTTGCGGCTTCAGTAAAATAAACTTCAACGATTCCGCCTAAACTGTCACGGCAATCTAAAGTATATCCTTGTGTTAAAGCACAACTCATTGTTAATAATTTAAATAATTTTTAAAAAAGGGGGGATATTTCACCCCCCGAATAATTAAGCCAATACGAATTTCACTACTTCGTCAGGGAATGCGATATTCACACCCATTTTGAATTCAGAAACAAAACGTACTTGGTCAGCTTCTTTAGCGTAGAAAATTTCAAACTTTTCTTCTTCGTTCAATAAGTCTGTACCCAAAAATAAGTTGCTTAAACGTGCAGCGTAAACTTTGTTAGTTCCGTTCAAACCTGCAACTGCAATTACTTTAATCATTGTACCCGGTAAAACAAACTCACCGTCTGCCTTCGCGTCAACTGAATAATGGAAACTGTTTGCGTTCTTTAACGCGATTGTGTAAGTTCTGAAAGTGTCCTGTCCACAGAAAATTGTCATATCTTCAGCAGCAACAACTTTAGCAGGGATAGCCTGATAAACGCCGTCAAAGATTGAAATTACGTTAGCAGCAGTAATTGAACTTAAAGGCGCACCGCTAATGTAAGTTGAAGCGTTAGCAGCAACAACACCTGAAGCCGCACCGATTAATTTCACTAAACCGTCAAACTTGTTTAAGTTAACGTTTACTGAATCTGTGTCACCTTGCCAAATAGAAGTTTCTAATTGTGCAGCGATTGTTTTTGCCTTTTTGTCTGCAAATTCTTGCTCAAAAGGAATAGAATCGTACATTGAACCCGTAGGTAATGCCTTTTGTAAATACTTTGCTTCAAGGTCTTTAGGACATAAAGCTTCGTTTACTTTAATTTTACCAACAGTCACAGTTCTTTGAGTGAAAGTAGTTGAACCTGACGCAGTAAATCCGCAAGAACCCCCGCTTTGGAAGATTGCGTCTGTGTCCATAATATTAATCGTTTCAGAAGACTTTACGCCTACCATAACGTTACCCGCGCTTTTAATTAAAGAAGCGGTTTTTGCTCCTAATACAGAAGAAGTAACCAATAAGGCTGCGTTTTCTTCAGTATAGTTTGCCAATGCTGATACATTAAATCCCATTGTTATTAATTTTTAGTGTTTAAAATTGCGTTTCTATATTTGCTCAATCTTTCTTCCTTAATATCTTTGTTAGATACAAATTCGGAAAATCCGTTTGGCTTTTGAATTGGGTCTTCGCTTGGTGTATTTGAAAGCGCCTCAATTAGTTCGGCTACCTGTGCAAATCCTTGCTTAACTTTATTTTCTAATTCCAAAACTTTTAATTCAGCCGCTTCTTTAGCTTCAACCAATTCAGCAAATTTTGCTTCAAATTGTTCTGCCATTTCAGCCAACTTTTTGTCTTCTTCTTTAGAAGCTTCAACTTCAGTGTCAACCACCGGTGTAACTTCTTCAACTTTAGTTTCAATTCCGATAATAATACCGTTTTCGTCCAAAGTAATTTCCGTGCCGTCCATTAATTCGTGGTCGCCCGCCGGTGCATTTGTACCGTCAGCCAACTTTACTGAACCGCCAATTTCTAAAGCTGAAATTTCAACTTTAGTTCCGTCCATTAAAGAATATTCTGCCATTTCCACCTTTGTTTCTTCAACCATTGGTGCAACTTCAGCTTCAACTTCAACAGGCGCAACATTGTCTTCAAACAATGCCTTAATTTTTAAAATCGCTTCCTGTGCGTTCATACTTTTTTTATTATATAGTTAAAAAATAAAATGTTTATCACTTAACCTGTGACAATATTTTTTGTATTTCCTCAACCATTGAAGCAACTTTATTTACTTCACGTGGTTTGTAGTTAAATAAACCTTCAACGCTAAAGCCGGCAATGTCACCGTTTTTAACCTTTGTCCAAGCTTCTTCATTGTCAACAATCATTGACCCGAACCAACTTCCAACCGGCGCGTCTTCAAATCCTTTCATTGGCATAATACCGCGCGAAGGGTCTGAAATAAAGCTTTCAAATAATGTAACGCCTTCAAATTGTTGGTTTGAATCGTGCATTAAATTGACATTACTTTGAAAACCCTTCTTAAAAAACTTCTGTACAATTTTAAGAATAGTGTCCGCACTAAAAGCAACATAATAATCGCCGTATGTACTATCGCTGCGAAAAATAGGAGTGTCAGCCAACATAATAGCACCACTAATAATGCGACGGTCTTCATTTGCAATTTCAAATTTTTGGGTTTTATTAAACGCATTCCAATTCTTTTGGATTGCCGGACGGTCAACCAATGCAATAAAATCAACCTGCGCGTCGTCGTTTATGTCTTCTGTAATATCCAACATAAAAATTGGTAAATCTGTATTCATAACACTAAATAGTTTAATTTTTAATAATTATCGTTTATTCAAATGTTGCCCTGTTCTGTATTTCGGCTTCACGTCTTTGAGAATCTGAAATGTCGCGTTCAACAACGTATGCACGGACTGCGCCACCACCTGAACCGCCACCTGTTGCGCCACCACCACCGCCACCACCTAAATCCGGTGTTCCGCCACCACCTAAAGACGGCATTGAACCACCACCTGTTGAAGGTGCGCCAGGCGAAGGAATGTCAACAAAACCCGGTTCAGAAGAACCGCTTGGAATTTCAGGCGCTTTAACCGCTAAAATTGCTTTAACGTTCTTTAAACCCGCAGCAATTGCAGCCGCCGCAGCAACACCACCCAAAACCGGACCGACAATTGGAATACCCGCTAAAGACTTGAATGCCGCAGTTGCCGACATATATGTATCAATAGTCGTCGCAGCAATCGCCGCAGCTTTACCCGCAACCGTATGTTCACCAATTGCCTTTGCAGCGTTCTTTAATGTAGAACTAATTTTTTGCGCATTTTCTGCCCTCGCAGCCGCTTCCTTTTTGCTAATTTCAACCCTTGCGTCGCTTAATTCCTTTTCTGTTTTGTTATATGCGTCGGCATCAATTTTACCTTCTTTATAAAGCTTTTTATTTAACGCCAAAGCGTCGTCAACGCCTTGTTTCCTTGCTGCAAATGAAAGGTTTTCATTATTAACAATAGAATCCAAACGCGCCTGTTCTTTGTCGTCAGCTTCTTTTACATATTTAGCGTCAATTTCAGCAACTTCAGCGCCGTATTTTTCACGTAATGCGGCAATCATTAACCCCTTCTGTTCTTCTGTGTAATCCGCGTTGTCAAGTACCTTTTTTGTTTCAGCAACTAAAGCTTCGTCCAATGCGGCAACTTCTTTTTCTTTGCCTTCCTTGAATTTAGCAATACGTGCTTCTGATAATGTAGATTGTAATTCTTCTTCAAACTTTTTATCATTTTCAGCGCGCTTTTCTTTTATCTTATCGTCAATTTCCTTTACTTCTAATTGATAAGCCGCTTCAGTTGCCTTTTTTAATTCGTTCTTTGTCTTTATGTCAATTTGTAAAGCGTCAATTTCAGCAATACGTGCGTTTTTATTTATTTCCGCCTGTTTCTTTGCTTTTTCGTCTTCAGACTTAATTTCAGCCAATACCTTTTCATTCTGTAAATCCAAAAGCATTTTGTCAGCCGTCTTTTTGTCTTCAATGGCTTGTTTATTAGCTTCGTCGCGTTTCTTTTTACCTTCTTCAGCCGCCTTTGCCGCAGCGTCAGCCGTCTTTTTATTATAGTCAGCGGTCAAAACTAATTGTTCAGTCTTTAAATCCCTGAATTGCTTTGCTTCTTCTTCTGTTAATTTACCTTTTGTTTTTAAGCTTTGACGTAAAGTATTTAATTCATTATTAACCCTTTGTTGGCTTAATTCGTAAATTTCCTTTTCAGAACCGCCTTGCGCCTTTAATACTTTAATACGGTTTTCAATGTCTTCGTTTGCTCGTTTATTCGCAGCGGATAATTTATTTAAATTACGTTCCGCCTCACTTGTAACCCCAATAAAGTCTGTAAATTGTTCAACTAATGCGCCAACGCCTTTTGCTAAAGAACCTAAAGGACTTTTTTTAATCCAATCTGAAATGGCGTCAAAATTAGCAATTATTTCCCCTAATAAAACAACTAATGCACCAATACCTGTTGAAATAATCGCACCTTTTAAAACTTTAAATCCTAATGAAGTTGTTTCAACCGAAACGCCAAATGCTTTTTGTACAACCGCAGCGGTTTTAGTTGCAGCGTTGTTTAATTCCTGAAATACCGTCGTACTTTTAATAACCGCACCTAATTGTTTAAATGAATCCACGCTTTCACCAACCGCCTGTAAACCTTGAGATAATGCCATTGCAGCATTCACCTTCAATAATGCCTTTTCAACGTCTTTATTCTCATTACCAAACAAAGCCATTGCACCTTGAAGCGCACTAAATCCGCCGGCAACACCTGCCAATGAAGAAGCAACCGCCTTAAACTTTGCATCCGGGTTAAACGCATCCGTCAACGCCTTCGCGTCGCCAATACGGTCTTTTAAGTCAGCCGCACGTTTAGCCGCATTAATCGCCTCTTTTGAAGTCGCGCCAAACTTGTCAGCCATTAAACCAACTTCCGCCTGTGCTTCCTTTAGTTGGGTTCTTAAACTTTTAACCGACTTGTCTGTTTCTTCAAACGCCTTGTCTAATTTTTGTACGTCCTGCGTCGCCTGCGCGGCGTCTGTGGTGACCTTTATACCAATAATTTCTTCTGCCATTAATTAGTGTTTATTACTTTTAATAAATTTACAAGGGTTGTCCTGTAATCTGTCGGGTCGTATGAATCAATCCTGTTCAATCTAAACAATACGCCATTAATCCAAATATATTTGCTGAAATCCAAATTGTAAATGTCAACCGCCGTTAAATAAACGCGACAGGTCAATAATTTACTTTCCATATCTGTAATTTCTAAAATGTATGGTAAATGATACGTATTGAATAAGTTATTTGTCGGGTAAATTGACGCAGGAAATTGTAATTCCTTTGGTGCGCCAAAATTTAAGTCAACAGTCGGGTTTGTCGGGTCGTCCAAATGTCCTGCATAACCGTATGAAGTTAATTGAACCAATGTACCTCCACCGTCGTTTTCAATTTTCCATTGTGAAACACCCGTGAACTTCTTTGCCATTAAAATACGAATTACTGAATCCATAGGGTCTTCAGTTGTATTGTTATTTGACAATTTATAAATATCTGTATGGTATTTGTCCTGTCCTGAATGCAATTTTAATACAGAAGGCGCAAAGATAATTTGCGTTGAAGCCGTATCCTTTACAAAATCAAATTCAGAATCATAAATAAAATCGCCGTATGATTGACCGTACTTTTTTAAATAGTTATCATTGTAATAATCCGTATCAGGCGTGTATTTATACGCATAATAACGCGCGTTTAACTGTGACATTGGTTTAATTGACATTGTTGAAGCCGTGTCAATCTTTTGTGACCAATCCAAAGAATTTGTAACCGCGTCCGAATAAAAGTCAATATAAGGCGCAATATTTATTTGTTTGTCGTTTATGTTATCCTGATAAACGTACAAATTAAACATTTTACAAACTGACAAAAAGAAGTCTTTTTGAAATATACCCTTTGGCAAATTATTATTCATTGAAACAGTACCATTGTAAGCAACTGAAGTCAACTGCGCAGCCAATTGGGTAAATGTAAAGTTCGCACTTGAAACATTTACGATATAAGTATTCGCGGTAACCGGAACGCTTAATTCAATACGCACCTGATTCGTGTTTGCAATTTCACCCGTCCAATTTATATTGAATGTAAAAGGGTTGTTTGCTGAAAAGGTATTTACTGTCAATGTCTGAACCGCAACACCTGCAACGTATAAAGTAGCAGTAATTGACGAAGCGGCGTCAGTCTGATAAATACCTGTTATTGTAGCCAATGCATTAACTGTCTTTGTGCCGTCAGTATAAGTAAAAATACTTTTTCCTGCATTTTCTGTGAAATTAAGTAAAGTCGTATTATCAAAAGACAAATCTGCATTTCGCGCCGTTGGTGTATTACTGTTTAATATTGTTTTTGTTGCATTAATCGTGCCTAAAATAAATCTGTCATTCGTACCCTGAATCCCCTGACTATTGTTTGGGACAATTAGTTTTTTGAAAAAGTCACTATTAAAAAAGTCGCAATTCAAACTGTACGAAGTACCTTCAAATATTTTTTCAATATATTCCTTTACGTATAATGCCGGTCTAAATGTTGAAACGTGGAAATCGTCCTTATTGGTTGAAACGTCACCGTAATCAATCAATGGATAATAATAACCTGACCCGGCAATTGTATTCCAACTGTTCTGTATTGCAGTCACGTTCCAAGTATGGTTATATTCGCTAAAGTCAAGGTCTTCTAAACGCTTATTACCCAATTCGGTAATAAAACCTGACAATTCCCCGAAAACCGCGCATTGGTATTCAATGATACCTTTATTCATTACTATTTCAAGGATTCTGATAACTCCCTTAAATATTTGTATTTTATCAATATAGACTTCGCACTTCGCAGCCTGTGACGGCGTAAAGTTTGTCGCAACGTTCGGTAAATCCATATTATGTTCGTGCGCCATTCCTAAATCAAAAGCAAAACCCAATATTTGGTTATTCTTCGCAGTTGCAGGAATTGATATTGTACGGCTAAAAGAAGTATTGCGGCTTCCAAAATCGCGCACGTCGTCAATCGTGTACGTAAAATCCGTTCCAATATCCTTCAATAAGTCAATTGCGTTGTCTTCAATATAAATTTCGGTTCTAATCATTATCTGTATTGACTGTTTAAATATTTACCAACTTCAACTTCTAAATCAAAATTAAATAAGCCGTCAGAAACCCTGTATTTGTATTCGTAATTCGTGTTTCTAATTGTAACCGGGAAATACGCGCCTTGAACTTCCATATAAACAATCGGTGACGCCATTAATTGCGCCAACCAAGCGTAATCCTGTTCGTTTACCCAATCGCTTGTTAACATATAATAGTCAGTATGCTGAATCGCGAAGTTGTACGTCGTTTCGTTGTATTTGTTGTACGAATCAATATTTTTCATTTGACCGCCTGACAATTGGTACGGGTTGCGTCTATATGAAGCACGGTTAAATTCGCTGCGTCGCTTGTTTACCAATCTAAACGCCATTGAATCATAACCGCCCAATCTGTTAAGAAAATGAAGGTTATATTGTCTGTATTTAGGGTTGCAAACGTGTCTGAAATTTAATACCCTTGTAACCGCAGCGCCTAACGTAATGTAAACTTTGTACCCGTAGGTATTTTGTGTAATTATATCTGACCCCGCCCACGCATTAATTGCCGCAGCCTGAAAATTGAACAGGTTAAATTGCCCGCTCATTGTAAGGTCACCACTAACCGCAGTTCCAAACGTTCCGTCTTCGTTTGTAGGTTGTACCCAAAGTTTATATGCGCCGCCGGTAATCTTTAAGAATGTAATAAAAAATTGGTCGCCGTATTCAATCGTAATATCCGAATTGTCTCGGTCACTTAACCAATCGTCCGTGTAATTCTCAATTAATAAATTATCGTAGTAATTAGATAATACCAAAGGTACTTCGCCGTTTTCCGTAAATATGTCGCTAAATAAAGGTGCGTAATAATTGTACGCTGAATAAGAACCTGAAGCCAAATTAGGAATAACCGCACCGCTTACTTCTTCGCCAATACGAACCTGATAATCAACCTTTATTTTGTCGTTTGAAGCCATTAAAACCGTACTTCCTGAAGGTTCAAAATAATTTGTAACGTATGCGCGCACCATTGGCGACGCATTAAATACGCCGTAACTTCCTTCAGCCGACGGCGAAGGGAATACCTTATTTCGGCTAACCTGTGCGCCATTTATGTAAATATCATATACGAATTTAAAGTTTGTCACCCCAACATTTGTTGAAGAAGCCACAAACCAAAGGTCTTCGTGCATACTCGGAAACGTAGCCGGTTGACTATTTATTGTTATTGCCATTACTTGATTCTATTTTATTGCCAATTTGTCTAATTTGTAATTGAACGTCGCCGCCAAAAGCTTCTGCCATTGTTGTAAAGAATTCTTTATTAAAAACCGCTTTAACTGCGTTGTCAAAATACGAAGTCGTACGTAAACCGTCCCTTTTTATTGCTGAAGCGGTCGCGTAAGCCAATGTTTTTAATGAAGGCGCTTTATTTACTGCCTGTTTAAGCTTTTTGCTTTTCCTTTGTGTCGCGCTTAACTTCTTTGTCTGTGTTTCGCTTGTCGTCTTTGCCTTCCCTAATCTGTACCATTGCAAAATTGACGTTGCCATTTTTTTATTTGGGTATGGTGTCTTATATTGATAAGGGGAATCTGAAGAAACTTTTTTTGGTCTTGCATTTGTTCCGCCAACACCCCTAATCCCTTTGTTTATGTATTTATAATAAACTGAAGCCGGGTTATCCTTATCGTAACCTAACCACATTTCGTAATCATTGCCAAATTTGTTAACCTTTGGTACTACTAAATCGCCAATTTTGCCTGAAGCAATTGAACCGCTTTTATTAAGGTTCTTCTGTACTTCGTCGTTGAATTGTTTACCGTAAAAAATAAGCATTTGTTCAGCAATAGGAAATTCAGTCGGGTCAATAACGTTGTATTGGTCACCGATTGTTTTTAAAAAACCTTCCCTTAATGCTTTTGCCTGTGCTTTGGCTTCACTCATAACCTTAAATAGATAAATTGGTTCTAAATACCACGTAAAAAACCCCGTGTAAAAACACAGGGTAATTTTCGCTTATTACAATAAAAACCAAATCTAATATTTTATGCGCTTCGCCTGTTCCCGGTCGTAAGCATTTTTTGACTTCAGGTACGCCATTGTATTCAAAAATTCAATCGTCTTCATTTCAAAAGCTTCTGAAGTTCTGATATTTTCGTGTTCGGCAACAAGTTTGGCGGTATAATGCCACCCATAGATTCGCATAAAAGCAACAGAACCGAATCCGCTTGCTCCGTCGTCATTCCCGCCGTCGTCATTTCCGCCCTCATATAATCCCGCGAAACTTCTATCCAATTTCTGTAAACTTGATAAAAAAAAACCAACGAATGATAAACGTGTATAAAATTCGCTTCCTGCATATCCTGCGAATATTCTTCGTGCTTGCTTGCGTCGTATTTATCGTCAACCCATTTCCCAAACCAATTTTTCTTCTGCGGTATTACCATTGAAGCCGCTATTTTATGAAGGTTCGCCAAAGTTTCCTTACTGAAAACCTTACTTTCAATGTAACGCGCCGCCGGCATATTCTTAATATCGTAGTTTATTCGGTATCTTTTACCATTGGTTGTAATATAGTCAACAGGCTTCCCTTCAATTGGTTCGTCTAAAAACGCCAAATCTTTGCGAAGTTCTTTTAAGTCTTCAATGCTTAAACTGTCAATTTGGTATTCCGTCAATCCGGTAATAACGCATAACAATTTAACTTCTTTGTCCAATTCTGTCCAATCCTTATTCGGCGTTGTCAGTATTGGCATTAACTGTTGGTACTGCCAAAGGGTCAATTCGTTCCATTTCATAATTCAAATTTAAGTCTTTTTTCTGATAAGGACAATGCCGACAACCATTTTTGCAGCAATACCCCCTTTTTAAATGATATTCTTCTGTGAATACCTTAAAGCCGTTTTCTATGTAGTAATCCATTATTTATTTAAAAATTCTTCAAACCTTTCTTTTTGAATTTTATAATTTTCCAATTGTTTTAATTCTGAATCTAAACATTTTTGCCACGAATCTAAATATATTTTAGTTTGTTTAATTTTGTTTTCCAAACTTTCAATATTCCATTTTGTATTCCTTAAACTAATTTCAACTGAATCTTTTATTGTCATTGGGTCATAAATGTCTTCTTCCCAACCACGTCTTCCCATATCAAGTTTAGGTTCAGGCATATTTTCCATTTTTGGAACTCCTGTATTTTTCTTTGCAAAAAAACCAAATATTGAATTTCTCATAATATCCATTTTTTTAATCCGTTTGCACTTGACATAATCGCGTCGGCGCGTTGTGTTAAGCTTTCAATTTGCCCATTTAGTTCGTCTGCGTCGTATGATATGTAATAACCGTTTGACGTTCCAATAACCGGCAATATTCCTTCTGACCTTATAAAGTTAACAATTTTACGCAAACGCGGTTCAGAAAATTGTTTAATTCCGTACTTTTCTTTTTGACCGTTAATGGCTGCGACTATTTCCGCACCTTTAATTGGGTTGGCTTTGCTTTTCAGGTTTAACCCCCTGATAATTACAGGTACTAACCTTTTTTCGTCCGGCGTTAATTCGCAGGTAATTTCTTCAAAGTTTTTAATCATTGTATAAGCTTTTAAATATCCCCGCCCGCGACATAACTAACACCCCTGTTAATAATTGATTGTTGAATTGGACGGGGACAATGTTATTGGTTAACGTCTGCCATTGCTAAATTAACCATTTTTATTTGAATTCTTAAATCTTTAATTTCCTTTTCCTTCAACCCTAATTCTTTTTCCAATTTCGCAATCCTTTCAATTAAGCATTCGTTTTCAAGGCGAAGCAAATATTCCTGACCCATTAAATATTGATTCTTTGACATAAAGTTTGTTTTAAAAAAGCCGCCCAAAGTTCCCCGAATTACTATTTGTTATTAAATATTAAAATTCCTTCAGGCGGCGTAAGTTTAAATTCGGTTTATTTTATCCTGTTCAATTTTATTTTGTGCAGCTTCTTCAGCTTCACGTTCTTCAATGTCTTCTTCGTCTTCCCAATCGCAATGGTCACGACATTCCGGGCAAATATCGTATTCCGTATAATTAGTGTGTGCGCCACAACAAGTTGAATATGCCATATTAAATGTTTTAATCGTTACTAATATAATTCATAAAATAATATTTACCACCGTCACAATTTGGGTCAGGATAGTTTTTAGCGTTGTTGTAAGTAGTTTCAATTTGCTTTCTTTCCATTAAAAGTTTTGATTCAGCGCGTTCTTTTATTAATTGAATCATATTTAACGCTAATGGTGAAATATCTAATTTTAAATATCTATCCAAATCATCAATTAAGTCTTGCATAGCAGTTAGTTTCATAGTTGTTTGTTTTAAAT